AATACTCTCTCTTGTGTTTCCGTCATGGGTTCTATTTCTTTTATTTTTAAACCCGTGTTTACTCTTTTTAATTTTCTCTTCTGTTTATTCGTTAATGGTACAATGTTGTTCTGAAAAAATGAGAGATTGTGAGACATTTAAACTCCTGTTAATCATCTGTTGATATTGGTTTCTCCTTTATGTCAGAATAAGTTCCTCTTCTCGCACCATGCTTGTCTAACACTTTTGTAGACTTAATTGTTTTAGCAGATCTAGTGTGTCCGCCAATCTTTTCTGCAAGTGCTGATGTTGGGTGTGCTTCTGCAATACGGGAAAGGTTTTCTTTCCACCCTTCGTCATTCTTTAATCCAGTTCCGCTTATCATATTAAGTGCCAAAAGTTTTTGGGTGATATTTGGGTTTTGCGAAAGATATTCTTCTCTCTGAGAGATGGACATCATTTCTGTAAAGACTTCATTTGTGTCTTTGTTCATAAATGTATATAAAGGCATTAATACTCCTTGTTCATCATATCATATTTATACAGCAAAAGACTCGCCACAACCGCAACTCGCCTTTGCATTTGGGTTAATTACTTTTAAATAACTGCCACCAAGTTCTTCTACATAATCTATTGTACAACCAAATACAAACATCTCTGCAATGGGATTCAAATATAGATTACCTACAGTAGCTGGTTCATCTGTTACACCCCATTCATATTGAAAACCCGAACAACCACCACCTTTGACAGTGAGTGATACGTTCGGGTTGCCTACTTTTTTAAGGTACTCTTCGGCAGATTTTGTTAAGCTAATTGGTACCATGTTGGGACACTTCTCTTTGTCCACTTTGCGAAAGAGTTTTTAGCCGCTATGTAATAGTTGTGATATGACTTGAGTGAGTCACCTTCTACTATACAATCTGGATAATGACTCATCGCAGGTGTGGGTTGTGTAAAGGGTTTATCGGGAATATTCTTTGGGGCCATAGCAAGCAATACACGTAGTTTTAAATCTGTAGAATGCTTTTTACCATATCTATAAGTATATTCGTCACACAAAGCAACAAACAAATCATACAGCCATCTGTAGTTCATTCTTGATGCTCTAGCCCATACCGCTGATGGGTGATAATAATGAACTGCTTGATAAAAAGTTTTGTCATAGTAATCATTTTCGAAACGATACCTTTTAACTTTACGGCCATTCTTTGATAAGCCAGTATATTCTACTGCATCTAACATTCTATGTGCTGTCGATAACAACTGTGCATACTCGACAATCATTTTGACAACGTGTTTGTCTACATGCATTTTTGCACATTTTACTGGATCTGGATCTAAATAAAATACATTCATAATTCACCTCTCATAATATAATCAAACAATTGTAGCAACCATTCTTGCTCTATGTCTAGTATAATCCATTCGTGTAGCTTTGTCAAGATAAAGCATACTAGAACTGATAGCATTGTTAATCTGAACAATAATCTTTTTAATTGTGCTGACTCTTTTATTTCGTACATTAATTGTCATGGTAGTCGCATAACTTTATGAGCGAACCATTTCAAAACTTTTTTAATTTTTTCTTTTATCCAATTATTAAAAAAGTGTCGTAATATTCTTATTACAATTAATATAGGTGAAGTAATAACATCAAGAACTAATAACAAAAAGTCAACTACAATGTCGATAACAGTATCAACATTCCATAAACTTCTAACTCGCTTCTTTAGTTTCTTCCACAACTACTTGTTCCCCGTAGTGTTTGTTAAAGTTATTTATAGTCATACCAAATACATTATCAGTATTAAGTCCTATATTAAATATTTCTATGGGATCTGGAACAACAAAAGTAAATCTTACATCTTTATTCTGATTCATAAACCAATGTAGATAATTAACTCTATGTTTACTATCTTCGTATGTAGCATGAGTTTCTTCACCATAGCCTTCAGTGTCTTTATATACATTATCTGTATTTGCGACTTCATCTTTAATTATGAAATCAAAACCTAAACAAAATAGTTTCGTAGCACCATGTCGTATGGCTTCTCGCATCGCATTCATACCTGCGTTTGAGCGTCTACCCGTAGTTTCTTCTACACACTCTTCATCTGGTGGTAATATGAGTTTAGTACCTTCTACTACACCTTCTTTACCACCCATTTCTATAAGTTTCTTAAACTGCTCATCTATCACTACAAGATAATCAAACTTATCAAAATCTCTGTAGAGTGCATTGCACCCATATATTTTACCTTTGCCTACTAAATCATGTAAATTTATATCTAATCTAGTAGGGCCATTTCCTATAATAAAAGCAGTACTCATTTTATTCCTCTATCAGTTCTATTGGTTTTTCTAATTCATTTATTCTTTTTTCAAGTTCATTAATTTTATCAGCCATTCTCTGCATTTCATGTCGCATAGCGTGATCAGTTGTAGATGTAAAGCCCTCTCTCTTCTTAGAAGTAAAGTCTAATGTGAAAGCTTCTTCTGAATCAAATATAGTTTCTCTGATTTCATGTAGTTTTAATCCAGCATCTGGATCTGTAGCTTTATCATATGTCATATAATCTCTCCATTCGTTGCTAAAACCATCAGGATAATCTATCACTTCTTTTCTCCATTATCTGAAGAACGTATTGTAATTCACTAATTATTTTATATATCCACATTTGTGTCATTTTATCTTCAGATTTCTTCCGCTCTTCTTTTAGTTGCGTTATTCTTATCTGTATATAGTCTTTCGGATCTACTTTTCTATTTCTTCTCATTTATATAAAAACCACATGTATATTGGCACGATAGCAACAGTTGCTATAAGACATGAAATTGTAAATATTTCAAAAGAAAAATATATTGGCATCATAGATAACTCCCATCTACATTGTGTGTTTTACTATTGGCCCAAGCCCATACTATACAGTTCCACATACTTCTTGAGTGCCTCATACCAAGAGGATACTGTGAGAAAATGAACTCTACAAAAGATAGAGGATCATCAATACGATTAATTTCTGACTCTCGCATCTTCTTATAGTGTCCTATAAAGCGTTTGAATCTCATTCTTTACTCTGTTTCTTAAATCACTACTGCTAAACCTATGTTCTCTTTTATTGAAATACAATTCTATATCTCTTTTTTTACATATGTCACGGCCAGTAAATTCTTTGTCTCTATATTCTTCACCTAGTATTCTTATATCAATATGATACATCTCTAATATATCTTCTAAGTCTCTTTCTGTAGAATATGGAATTATTTCATCGACATACTTTACACCATTCAACTGTGTGTATCTTTCAACTACTGTTTGCACAGGAGAGTTTTTCTCTTTTCTATCTATAGTAGGATCTATCTGTAGTCCACATATAAGATAATCACATTGCTCTTTTGCTTCTCTTAACATCTGTACATGTCCAGCATGTAGTAAGTCAAAAGTACTTGCAGTAAATCCTATTCTCATTCTTCTGCCTGCTCTACAACAGTTGGTTTACACCATGCTGAATAATTACCGACTAATCTATCTTCGTGTACATTAATTTGCTTTGCGTACCAAATACACTTCTGCATATTTGAATACGTTAGTTCCGCTTCTACTTCGGAACCATTCATTATCATTAACACGAAAACTAACTTAAACATTCTATTGCCAATCTTCACACATGCCAGGAAAACAATCCATTACAAACTTTTTAGTTAAGCCTTTATATGGTAATTTACGATTTTTCATACCTAATAATATTTTGGCTTCTTCTGCTGGAAGATTTTCTAGCATGTCAATGTACAAAGATTCTCTTCTATGTGGTTTTAGATTACGTTGTGCCTCTGTATCACCTTCTGTAAAAAGATAAAATCTACGAACTTCATGAGCGAGTGCTCCTTGATTATCCCATGGTATTTTATTTTCTTTATATGGTGGATCAGTTTCGGGCAGTAACCATACATTAGCAGGATTATATGTAAACTCTAGAATTATGCCCATAGCTGGTGTATAATTTTGTCTTAGATGTTTTATACGTTCTGACTTTGTTTTTATTTTTTCATTTTCAGAAAATATTGTGTGAAATGATTTCGTCATTAAAAGTCTCCAATTCTATCTATCAAAAGTTTCAATCTATTCTTTATAAAGTAATTTAGTAATCCACTTCTTGAAGGTAATTTATAATTATCATATTTTTCATTTATCTGATTGACGATAGCTGAAGGTATCAAAGCTAAGTTAACTAGAGATTCATTTCTTTTATAATTTCTTAGCATAATCTCATTACAGAAATCTTTAGGATCTAGGCCTATCCATTTCTCTATCTTCTTCGATGCAAGAGGCTTTTGTCTAGCACCCGTAACTATCACATTATCTGCGGATAGAAAGTTAGGGACACCATCACCTCTATCACCTCTCATTATATGTTCACGTAGAAAAGATTCTGGATTACTAATACGAATCCACTTTTTAAGCATAGGTGAATATTGTTCTACATTTACATACTTTTGTAACTGAGCAAAATCTTTATCACCAGATATTATAAGTATCTTAATATCATCTTCTGCTTTGAGCGTTTTACCAAAACGATTAGCCAGTGTTCCTATAATATCATCTGCTTCTGCTCTATCTATCTGAATAACTTTATAAGGAAAAGTTTCTTTGAGTTCATCACGTATTTTATTGAGAATACTGAATATGTGATTCCAATCTAATGGCGATGTTTCTCTATCAGCTTTTCTGTGTGCTTTGTAATATGGAAAAATGTCTTTACGCCAGTAATTCTTATCATCACAAGCGATTATCATTTCTCCATATTCTTCTCCAAATTTAACATTATACATACGAATAGAGTTTAGAATCATATGTCTTATGAAACTCTCTTCTATCTCGTCATTGTTTTTTTGGAGTTGTATCATCAAGTTACTAATCATAACTTGATT